CCGTTTCCGGATCTCCCCAACCTGCCATGCATTCCTCAGATGGCCGGTTTTAACCGGGGTCTTTTCCTTTACCAGCCCAGACAGCTGTACTGCCACGTCAACGACCATCTTCCGGAATTCTTCCGGGTACCGGGTCTCTATTACCTGCGACAGCTGTTGTTCCCATTTATCCAGCCCCTGAAATTCATAAGCAGTCTCAGACAAGAGCAGTATCCAGCCTGATGGGGATATTCTTATGGGATGGGTGCTGCTCCGGAAAGCCTGCCACCGCTTCGATTTTTTCCCCAAGCCTCCTGATTACCAGAAAATCATTGGGCTGGATGTCAGCCTCCGGATGGGTAAAAAGACAGTATGATGTATCTGTTTTTGCAGTAGACTTGGACCGTTCCAGTTTTCCTCCTGTATGGGTGGAAACTGCACAGCTGCCCTCATAAACCTTTTTCCCATCACTGCCTGACCGGAAAATGCTCTCCCCGTTTGGCAAGGTATCTTTATAAGGCCTGTAAACCGCCACGGCATCTTCGTAGGTCATGGCCAGAATATCCGCTTCTGTCATTCCCTTTTGTCCTTCGGCAGGTTCATTTTTTTGTAGCGGTTCAGGGATGCTTCATAATTTTTCATTAAATTAACGGCAGCCTGCTGACTGCTCCTTCCATCGCGGTAAGAAATAGCTGTATCTCCACGAGTGATACTTGCTACCGCCTGTTCTTTTTTGACTTCCTGATCAGCACGCATCATATCCTCAGTCATCTGAGCTACGGTATTCAGAAGCTGATCCGGAAGGTCCTCCCGGTTGCAGTAGATCAGGATCCTGTCTACTGTCCTGCGGATATACCTTCTGGCTGTGCGCTCTTTTTCTTCAGTCAGCTTCATGCTGTCCATCAGTTCCGCTGTCAGCCAGTCCTCCTGTTCCTTCGTCATCGGCCGCTTCCCCCTTTTTCTTTTTTCCCGGTACCGGCTGTATTCTTTTTTATTGCCGCCTCCAGCTGCTCCCTGGTACCCTCCAGCTCCTGTGTCAGACCGGCGATCTTTTTCTCAGCCGCCTTCAGATTTGCCCTGGCATCCTGCAGTTCCTGTTCTGTTTTTCCCTGTTCCGTATCTGTCGGCACGGCAGCTCCCTTTCCAGAATCACCTCTATACCGGATAAATCCCTTCGCTTCCAAAGCCCTGGCCGTATCTTCTGATCCGGTTTCTTTTACCACGTTCTCTCTGCGCAGTATGATCTTTCCCACTGTATGCATCCTCCTTTTACCTGGCTGCACATTCTGCAGCCTTATTCCAGCGCTTCCTTCAGGTTTGCAAAGCACTGTACGATTTTCTTTTCAGTAATCCACAGGTCATGGAATTTGCGGTAATCCATTGCCCAGGCCCGGGCCTTCTGATTGGTTTCCGGATCAAAAATCCGGGTCTTGTCTGTCTTGGATACCGCAATGGGCGCTGTCTTTGGGGTAATGATCCAGTTAATGCTCCTGCAGCCTTCCGCCGGGGCAAAACCGCCGCTCTCCTGTCCTTCCGTTTTACCATCCTTAAACAGATAAGCTGTTTTCATCTTGTCAGATCCTACCGGGATCAGCGGATAAATCCCGTCCAGGCTCTTCACCTTCAGAGTAACATCTCCCTGCCGGAAATCAGTTACATCCAGCTTTCTGGACAATTTCTCACTCATAGACAGGATTGCTGCCGTCATACGGTCTATTGTGATCACAAGCGGCGTATTCTCTCCCACCACATCCTGAACTGCGGCGATATCATAGTAAAGCTTCTGCAGGATCGTCGACTCTGCAGGAACATATCCGCCGGATGCCCTGCCCTTCGTGATACAGTTTGCAGCAATTTTGCTGTAACGGTATGCATCAATCTCCGGTATCACCTTTTCCCGCTGGAACTGTCCCATCACTGTGGATGCTGTCAGGGCAAAGTTGGTCTCATCCACGGAATTTTCGTCGAAAGAAAAAGAGCGGCCACGATCCTGTGTCATAGTCATGGTCTGGTACTTAAAGTCCACGCTGCCTTCAACAAAACCATTTTTGCGGTCATAATCCGCCAGGCCGTCCATGTCAAGGCTGGGAATCTTAACCTCTTCCCCGCCATTATATTTGATCAGTTTTTCATTTACCTCCATCCAGCCGGAGGTGGACTGCTCCACAGCAGCCTTGTCCAGCTCGCTCTGTATAATAGATGCTGTTTCGATTTTGTTCATTGTTTCTCATCCTTTCTCAAAAGATTTTTGATTAAAGTCCTCTGATATTCCTTGCGATCTGATCTCGGAGCAGCCCCTCCGCGGAAGCAGCATTCCCAAGCCCTTCCGGAGTCTTGCCCTTAAGCCTGGTCTGCACTGCCGATGCAAGACTGTCCTTAAAGATCTGCATCGTATTCTTCAGGGTTTCCTCCATCCGTTCCTTGCTGGAATAATCCAGCACGTCGGCAAGACCCGCGGAATATCCGTCCTTCTCCAACGCTTTAACAGCCATTTCGCGGAGTTCTTTCCTCAGAAGCTTCCCCTCCAGATCCGCGATTTTTGCATCTTTTTTCTTCTGGTCTTCCGCCTCACGTTCCTCCGGCGACAGCTTTTTGATTCTCTCAGCTTCTGCAGCCTCATCTGCCCACTGCTTTTTTGCAGCTTCGATGGCTGCGTCCATGTCCGCCCGGGAAAAAGTTTCCTTTTCCGTATCCTCAGTGGTTTCTGTTTCAGCAGCTTTCTTTTCTTCCCCTGCAGCCTCTGATTCTTTCCCACTCCCGAAAAGTCCATTGATAAATTTCTGGAGGGCACTTACTTTCTCCGGCGCTGTTTCTGCTGTCTGCTGTGCCTGGGTTTCTGTAGCAGCAGCCTGGGTTTCCTTCCCAGCTTCCTGCATCGTGGTCGTTTCATCCATTTTTCTACCTCCTGGCTGATTTTTTATATAACAAAAACACCCTTTAAAACGCTTTTAAAAGGTGTCAATGTCCCGATTTCTGCAATTTAATAAGCACCCTGACGGGTGCTTTTACTTAATCCCATACTGCTCTCGCAGCTTCTTTACTTCCTGGCCAAACCACCTGGTTATTTCTCCAAGTTCCTTCTGCTCCTGCCCGCCATCCATGCCATACCGGGTCGGCTGAACATTCTTATACTTTTGTGCAATGGCCTTTCTTTTCTCCATAACCTCTGCCTTCAGTTTCTCCCCGGCTTTTTCATAGGCCTCCCAGGCTTTTCCATCGTTTCTCTCTTTCATACTTAAAGCCATACTTTTCAGCAAGCCTCCTTACTATAAAATCATACTCATCCGTGTCCGGGTCTATCTCACCTGCAAATATAGCCTGCATGCACTCCGCATATCCGTCTCCTTTATATTCATGGGCTATTGCGTCAAAGTCAGCATATTCCGTTTTTCCACTACGGATAATTCGATAGATATATTTATCATCTGCCCCGACCAGCTCGGAAAGTTTGTATTCCATAAACAGGCTGATGTCGCTGTCACTGAAGGAAAAATGCGTTTCTGCCGCCGGATGGTTATGCGTCACATATGCTCCTGCCAGTTCCTCCCCCAGATCATAATCCGGAAAGACCTGGCTGGCAGTACCCTGGCAGTGATAGATGCTGCCATCTCTGGTGATGCAGAACGCATTCTCTTTCCTGTTATCTGCCACAATCTGTTCCGTGTAGCTTCTTAACTTTGATTTTATCATCCGTGCGTCATTAAAGTCAATATGCTCCACCAGTTTCTTCTCTTCATGTACCGGTATCCCGTCTGTTCCGCCGACAACAGCTGACAGTCCCTTCTCTTTGACATATTTTTTCTTCCACTCGTCATATTTTGGATTATCAGCTAAAGGATTTACATCCTTTCGATCTTTAAACATATCTGTTTTGGGCTTTGCCCGGATCGTACATTTACAGTTCGGATGCATAGGCGGCAGATTTACACCTGCTTTTGCCGCTTCCAGCGGAAACGACTGTCCATTCAGCCGGATGCAGATGCCGCAGCCTCCCCCAAGGTAAATATATTCTTTGATGCCAAGCTCCTGATAGGATGCCAGTTCTCCCTGGTTGGCAAAATAACTGCTTTCTGTCCGGACAAGCCTTTCTGCCGCATATCTCCCTTTCCCCATAACCTCATCAATCTCTTTTGCCATCTGCTGGACAGAAGTACCTGACATGAAGCCCAGACTGATCTCCCTCCTGGCCAGAATGGCCAGCTTATCCGTATTATCCCATAACGCCTGAGAATAATTTTTTCCGGACCAGGGATGCTCCAGGATCCTCTTTAACATCTTTTCATCCACCTTCGCCACAGGGAACCCAACTCCCAGTACAAACTGTACATCATAACAGCCCCGGTAATAGTTGGTTTGAAACATATCTCCCAGCAGGTCCGTCAGTTTTGTTTCCGTATCACCGCAAAGGCTGATCATAGACTGATATATATTCGCCAGCAGCTGCTCCTTCCGGCTGATCCGTGACTTTGCTGCCAGCGTATTCAATTCCAGCAGTGTCCGGGAATCACCCTTTGCCTCTGCCACATAAGCATCTATCCTTTTCCTCCACCGGCTGTATTCCTCGCCAGTCAGGAGCCGGGAAGCTTCCGCCTCTGTCAGATTGTTCCTGACAGCATACTTCTGGTACATGGCATGGATCTCCAGTTCCAACTGATTGGCTGTTTCATCGTACAGCTCCATAACGTCCCGGACAAAACTGTCTGTTTCCTTCGCATTATCCAGCACTCTCTGCTTTGCCCTCTCAATCCATTCATTCCTCTCCCTCTGGCCCATCCGCTACCTCCTGTTCCGGCTGCCGAAAAGCTTTGACAAAATTTTCATAGATTCCAAAATCTTCCTTGTCCTGCTTTTTTTCTGCCTCCAGCTTATCCAGTTCATCCTGCACATTTTCCACCGCCGGGATCATCTGCAGTCTGGTCTCCAGAGACAGGTCATTTGCCAGCATGGTAACGATCTGAGCCGTTTCCAGATCATTCTGAGGTTTATTCCGCCGGAACTTTGGAACAATATCCCGGTAATCAAAGCTATGGCCCATCACATTTAATATATTTGTGATCAGTTCAATCCGGCGCTGAAGGCCCTTTTTAAACTTCCGCTCCTTAATGGCACATATCTGCTCCAGCCCCCACAGCTTATATGAAATCGCCACACCAGAAAGATTGCCGCCGAAAGCTTCGTCACACATATGCGGCACATTGGCCATGGTATGGATATCCTCCTTCAGCCGGTCCTTATAGTTTTCCAGCGCCGTATCGTCAACCTGCTTTAACAGCCACTCTACATCTCCCCCGTCCTCCAGGATGATCGCACCCTTTTCCTTCATGTCCCTGATATTCTGGCTGGATACATCCCCCAGCTTTAATATCTTCAAAAGAGCATCATCATTATACTGAAAGTAATTCGCAGTATTGCTCTGCACCCTGTTGTAGGCATCTATCTGGGTGATCACCCCTTCAAAGTCTCCGGTCCGTTCTTCATTGTTGACATATTCAATGAAAGGAACATCCTGCCAGTAGTGCTCTTCTACAGCCTCCAGATTCAGACGGCTTCCATTCACTGACCGGAAACGCATCACCAAATATGCATTCCAGAATTCTACTTTCCGAACCGCATTTCCATCTTTGTCTTTAGAAAGAATTGTCCGGATAAACGCTATAGGTTCAGCAAAACCGCTGTCTGTCTCACAGATCATTATCCCGGACTTTGCCGGTACCCGGGCCAGCCGGATACGGGCTTCTTCATCCATGTAGAGCATTTCAAAGCAGCTGCCGCAGATACTGCAGTTTTTTGCCAGCTCCATATTATGGTCCTGCTCATCGTTGTAATTAAAGATATCCTGTACCATCCCAAGGAATTGCTCATCCTGGGAATTGTATACCACCGGCTGCCCGACGAAATAACCGGTAGCCGTATCCGTAATATATCGAGCCATGTTGTTTACAAGCCGGTTGTTGGGAGCAGTGCTGTCCCTTTTGGTTTCCCTGAGGATCTTATGGTTTCCGATATAATAATCATACAGGTTTCCATATTTGGTATCCGTGGCATTTTCTTCAATGATATCCCGGATATCCTTTTCCGTCAGGCTCTCAATAGATGCCCTGTCCATATATAATACAGCCACAGCTGCTACCTCCTACAATCCCAGGGATCCCTTGTCCAGGATCCGAAACTTCTTGGTTTTCTTAGCCAGCGTCCGGCAGCCCTCCAGCGCATCCGGGCCGTCATCATGGGCACCCATGGGAAAATGCTCCATCTGCTCCATCAGACGCTTGTGGCGTTTGTTAAATTTTATATAATGATTCTTAACATCAGGCTGTAGCGTCTGGACCCTCATGGTTTTATCGCTGGTCTGAGGGACCTCTTCGATCGGCAGATACAATCCTGCCCTGGCAGATGCTTTTGCCAGTTCTTCCTTCAGAAACCACTGGAACTGCACCGTTTCAGCTCCGAACTTTTTGTAGCCCCGCCCAAAATCACGACGGAGCCATTTTTCCTTTTCCAGCACATCCTCGATAATCCTGTCAGGATGTCTTCTTTCGATATCCGCATCCATGACATACATATATCCGGTAACCTTATGCTTTGCCATGGTTATGATCGCAGAGAAATCGCTGTGCTTGGACTTACCCAGGGACGGATCCACGAAACCGAAGAAAAGGTAATTCCCGTCCTTAAAGTCAATCTCCGCCTCATTGTAGTACTCAAACCATTCAGGATTAAAAATACAGTCATCCGGATTGATCGGTTCATTTTGTTCCTCAGAGTTAAAAGCTGCTTCGCCTTCTGTCACCCTCATAACCATCAGATCATAATAGGAAAGCTTTTCTTCCCAGAGGACCTTAGTGCCATTCAGCATCCTTGCTCTGTTATTTTCAAAAAAATCCTTTGCTTTCTGCTCATGGTCATCATTTGAAAGATCCGTAAAAATGTCCTCCCATGCCTTCCAGAGGTCGTCCTCCTTAGAAAAAGAGATAACCGCGCGGTACTTGATTGCGCGGTATCCCGGATTTTTAAGAGTCTTTGCCAGCAGGCTGTCATAATGCAGCAGCGTCCCGATATAGATAATATCCGTATAATCGTCACCGGCTTTGGACACAGCTTTCAAAAACCAGTTTTCCAGTTTTGCGCGCTGTTCAGGTGTCCGGACATTCTCATCATTTTCAATATCATCCAGAACCAGCAGGTCCGGCCTCCAGTTCCTGTGCTTCCTGCCTCTGATCTTCTTTCCTGAGCCGATCGCTTCCACCTTGATGTTTGTGCTGGTAACCAGCACATTGCTCCGCCATACCTTCCCGGTCAGGTCCCCGAAATCTTCCCTGAGGGCCTCATTTTCTTCAAATTCGACCCGGATATTGTCCAAAAATCCTTCCGCCTGCTCGGAGCTGTCGGAGATAATAATGGGATAATGCTTATACTCATATGCAACGGCATGAATCGTCCCCTTGAAGGTAAGGCTCGTAGACTTTGCATGTCCACGGGGAGCTGCTACTACTCTCTTACTCCCCTGCATCCGGCTGATCTCTTTTTTCTTTGCCGGAGTGGCTGGCGCAATTCCCTTTAATACGCCCTGCTGCCAGATGTTATCCAGATCCCGGTGGAAGGCCGGAGACGGCCGGGAAAAATAATGCGGGAAGTACGCCCTTCCGAAAAACTCCATATCAATTGCCCCAAGCCGCTGCCTGATGCCTCCTGGTCCTGTTACAGGAGCACCGGCTTCATAATCTTTTAAAATTCTTACTCGCTCCGGAGATTCCTCCTTATACAAAAAGGCTTTCAAAAGACCCTCCAGGTCATTTAAAGCCTCCGTTTTTTCATCATAGAACATCCTGCTCTCTGCTTCGGCCATTGCGCCGATCAGCGTGCCAATGCTGTCTGCTTTTCCTTTTTTCAATTCCATCGCCTCCTGCCTGATGCTCCTGCCCCTTTTGCGCCCCATTCCGCCCCGGATTCTGCCTCCGCGCCCGTTTATCCGGGTTTTGATTTTTAAACGGTTTTGAACGGGTCTGGAACTGTTTTAAACGATACTTCCAATAAAAAAGAGCCCTCAGCACATTCTTCTGAAGGGTAGGCTTCGCCACTCCGTCCAGTCACTCCTGCCCGGCTCTTCTTCATTATGCTCCACTCCCTCCCGGATCGGGACGAATCAACCGTTCCTTTCAGGTAGCTTCTTGTAAAATCTGTTCCGCCGGATCCTCCGTCATATCCTGCCCGGCATCTTCCCCTGCATCCTGTTCCGGCTCAAAGCTCAGCCGCACTTCCTTTTTCGCATTACAGACGGTTATTTCAAATATGGCCTTTCTCTGCCGCAGATCATAACGTATCACACGATTTGTAAACCTTTCCAGCACACCCTTTACAGATTTGGGTTTACCGTCTTCCAGACAGATCACGGAAGGCTCCACCGGCATATCCCTTCCCCCGGACAGCAGGCTGATCCACTCTGCTTCCAGGTGAGACAGCCGGGAAGGCATTCCGCTGTCCCCAAGAAAACGGATCACTCCCGGAACTTTTTTCACCTGATAATATGTTTCCGCATTATAGACCAGATCCAGAAATACGTATCCCGGAAAGAATACATATATCTCTCGGATCCAGTTCCCGCCGCGCCGGATGGGTCTGTTCTCTCTGGGTACCAGCGTTTTGATTCCCCTGGCCTTCAGTTCACTGGATATGGATACTTCCTCTCCTGTCTTTACCTGGATCACGTACCACATGATGCCTGTCCCTCCAGTCCTTCTGCCTTCTTTTTATTGAGATATTCGCTTACCTGCCTGTACAGTCCGGGATTTTCTTTCGCCATCGCTTCAAATACAAGGCTCTTGACTGCCTCCAGTCCGGCTTCATAGTTGTCGCGGCTCTGTACCTCAATCCGCTTTTTGTAGGCTGCTGCCCTGATCAGTCCGTTGGTCTCCTTGATCAGCTTCTCCACAGGCACTTCCTTCATCTGCTCTTCCGATATGCCGGTCAGCGCATTCATGACATGATGGCTGGTCAGCCGGATCAGCGCCTCCGAAGTGTCGAGATCCGGATAGCGGTTCATTTCATCCATCAGCAGTGAAAAATTACTCTGTGCCACGTTGATCATCTCCACCGTGGCCAGATACTTTTTGGCATATGTGCAGATCGCCATCTGGCTCATTTCTTCGCCGTTTTCCTTTAAAAAGGCAACGATCTCTTTATAAGTGCATCCGGTCAGAAGCATCTGCTCCACGGTGTCCTTCAGTTCTGGCGGCAACCTGTCCACCTTGCCGATGCTTCGTCTTCTCCTGTCCTCATTCATACCTTCACGCATTCATCGCTTATACTTCCCTGCATGAGCCTGATACCCTTTGAGGATACCCTGACTTCCAGCTCCTGGTAGCCATGGTCTGCCAGGTCCGCGCCCATTTCCTTTCCCTCAATGGTGCGGGTCTCGATGTACCCCGCCTGCTGGAGAAAATGTACTGAGTCCAGAAACTCTGCCTTTTCAATCCCCCAGTTGCCTGCCCCCATCCGTACCTGTTCCAGCGGGCTGAAACCGATCCGGTTCAACAGGTTGATGCAGGTAAGCACCGACCCGTTGTTCTTCGGGAAAGCATCCGCCCGGATCCGTTTCATCATCTCATCCCTGTCCATAACCTCATCCTCCATTCCTCTGCCTATTGATCATCATTTCCAGCATCGTGTCAAGCTTCCGGTCCATTTTGCTGATTTCCCTGATAAAATCATCCTTGGTCAGGTAATCTGCCCGGATCTGCTTGATATCACCACGGCACTCATCAAAATCTTTCTGGTGCATTTCCTTCGGCGTGTAGTCATCCCTGATCTGCCGGATATCCTTCTCCAGCCTATCCATGTTCTTTTCCAGGTCTCCCCTGGTAACTGCCGTATTCTCCAGCTGCTGGATATTTCTTGCCAGTTGATCCACATGGTTCATGGTCCTTTTCAGGAAATATGTAATAACTCCTATACCCAGCGTGATCGCTGTTGTGATGATCCATTCGCTCATTTTGCCACCTCACATGAAATAAAAAAGATACACCGTGTGTATAGCACAAGTGTATCTTTTTTTACCGTAAACAATCAAATAAAGTACTTTACTTTTTTTATTATAAAAAATCTTCCAGATTCATCTGGCCATCTATCGGTTTCCGCCGGATCTCCGCTGCCTTCTCACTCACTATATTTCTGATCCAGACTTCTGTCAATCCATATTTTAAAGCCAGTTCTTTGTAATTGCTTCCATCGAATTCTTCCTTTATCATCTTATCCCTTACCGTTCTTCCCAGGCTTTCTATCTTTGGGATATAAATAAAAGTACCTCCGTATGCCCGCACAAGAGCCTTGAAACTATCCAGCCCGATTTTGTCCACAAGACCTTTTTGCGCTTCATCCAGGCTGTCAGGCTGCATCTTATCCAGATAATCCGTGTCTTTTTCCATATCATGCCTCCACTTTCCTTTTTGCACTTTCCACATATCGTTTCAGCATTTCGATCAGCTGGTTTCCCTGTTCACAGCTGAGCCAGGCAAAAGGATCTTTTGCAGCAGCATCCATCTTCAATTCTTTCCGGATCACGGCACAGAGCCGGTCTCCCAGACCCACTTCACTGGGCTTTCTGTCACACGCCTTCAGGCTGTACATGAGCGCCCATATTTTTTTCTGCTGCCCCGGCGTGACTCCGCCCGGCCTGCTGTGCCCTTTCCCTTTCGAAGGGGCAGGCCTTCCCTGCAGGGCTTCCAGTCTGGAAATCACTTCCGCCGCTTCCCTGTAGGTCAGCTCCCGGATGGATTCTTTTCCTGTTGCCCCTCCTACCAGAACATGCAGTTCATCTTCCCCATTCCCGGATTCAACAATGCCCAGCGCGTTTCCGATCGCATAAATCTTCCGGATCTGGAACTGTTCAATTTTTTTCATCTGCCCCTCCTTTAATTATTCCGCTTTTTCGGCCTCTACAGTTACCTTCAGGCCTTCATCCACAATAACGGCGCTGTTTATGAGGGCAATAGCCTCATGGGGGCTGCCTCTCCATCCGCCCGCCTTCAGTACCTGGACGATCCACTCCCAGTTGATAACCTCAGCTACCAGATAGGCCCAGTCACTGGCCTCCGGCTCCGGCAGTCCGGCAAGCTTCATAAGAGTCTCCGTATCCTTCGCATATTTGCCCTTCAGCTTTTTCTTCAGCACCCTCTGGATCTTTTCGTCTTCGGTAATCGCACGGATCGTTTCATCCAGGCTGCCTTCCGTATACTCGCCCAGGAACATCATGGTAAAAAGCCTCTTGCAGGGCTCCGTCATCTTGTAAGAAATTTCTTCTTTTATAAAATCCTTATACACTTCTCCCAGCATCCCCTTCAGCATGGCAAAGGAAACAGGCTTCACCGTGCTGCTGGTTCCCACCGTTACCTTTGCATTACGGCTCCCCCAGTATTCCATCGTTTTGGATTTGGTATCCTTCAGATCATCCACTGCATTTGTTTCAAACCATGCCTTAATGGCATCCACTTCCTTTTTGATCGCTTCCTGCTGGGCCGTCAGTTCTGCCAGCCGGTCCACCTTTTCCCGGATGCCATCCTGTTTCATTTCATTCTCCGCCATTTTCAAATACCTCCCTGATTTTTTCCGCGCATCCCAGGCACACTTCCAATCCCAGAATTGTCTTTACATCATCAACGGATCCGCAGTGGAAACAGGCCGGTACATGTTTCGATATGTATATCCCCTCCCTGTCAGCTGCAATATCCACCGGAACTCCCGGCAGGATGCCCGTCTTCTGCCGGATCATCCGGGGCAGGGTGACCGCCCCGCTTTTTGCCACTTTTTTTATCACTTCCATCTGTGTCCTCCTTTCCCGCTCTGCATTTCTCATGGGCTTGCGACCATCACCGGACTGGCCGGCGGCTGCATTAGGAGGGGCATATGCCCCTTTATTTCACAGATTGTACCTGCCCTCTTTTGGGCTTCGTGTACCGTACAATATGGCCGTCTGGCCCTGCAGTACTCACGATCTTTGCCCTTCCTTCCCTGATCAGCAGTGCACAGAACCGTATTTCTTCCCAGGCGCTTTCAAATCCTTCTATCTTCGTATATTTGCTCTTTTCCTGCCCCATTGCTGCCGTACCCCCTTTCTTCCATCCATTTGTCCCACTCCATGTCTTCTCCGGAGACTGTAACCGTATATCTGCAGCCCGGCTGGTTAATGACCAGCGTCTTTTTTGCCAGACCTGCCCTGTATCCCCTCTGGTAAGCCATGCCGGCATCCTGACGCATCCGGCTCTGGCGTCCTGCTGCCCATCCGGAAATCCCGGCGGCTGCCATAATCAGCAGCGTCAGCAGAAAACCTGCAATTCCTGTACCAAGCCCGAATACCACCGTAACCAGCAGGGCCATGAGCACAGCTCCCGACAGTGCACCCTTCAGCATAAAGACATTCTTTTCAACCATACGTTTCATCGCTGTCCTCCCTTACTTACAGAAACCGGATTCCCATCGTGCCCGCCATCTTCTCCAGACCCGTGAGGGAAATATCCTCATTATTGACTGCATTGTTAAATACATTTACCGTTCCCCGGATGCCCCACTTGCTCCGGCTGATGCTGTAAAGATAATCGATCTCTTTCTGCATCCCCTTCTCCTGCAGCGCCGGGAACAGCCTGACGATATCATCCCTCAGGATGTCTGATGTCCGGTACCTGCCGTGCAGTCTTGTCCGGTTAAACTGCTGGGCGAAGATCGCCTCCTGCTTTCCCAGCATCTTGTTGTAGACCTCCACGTTGCCAATCAGTACGATTCCGATACCGGGTTTTCCGGTAATGATGTCCTCATCCACCCATCCCCGGATCTCTTCCAGGGCTGTGAATTTCAAATTTTGCGCCTCATCAATGATAATAACCTTATCTGTCTGACGGAGCTTATCCTGTATGGATATAGACAGATCCTCCGTCCTTAAATTCTCCGGCAGCTTCAAGGCCCGGGCGATCAGCTTCAGCAGGCTCCTGACAGAGCTGGTGCTGGGAGCCGCCTTCACATAGACCGCTGTGTTCGGGTTATCCTGCAGGAATTTGGCCGCTGCCTTTGTTTTTCCGATTCCTGCATCTCCATCAATGACGACGATTCCCTTTTCAAGCTGACAGTAACGAATCAGCTTATAAGCTCCCTCGGAGATGGATATGGGTATGTAGCCGTCTGCCGCCCGGCCGCCGCTGGGCAGCGCCTTTCTGGTATTTTCCTGCTTTTCCTCCCGGATCCGGAAGAATTCCTCCAGCTGCTTTTCCACCGCGGCAATGTCGCCTTTGTCATAAATGCTGCGGCGGTACTGGCTCAGAACTGCCTGGCTGATCCCCAGAATCGGCGCCGCCTTGGCCTGGCTCAAGTTTTCTTCTTTTAAAAATTGTTCCAGCTTTTCCTGTAGCCCTGCATTATACTCTTTTCCCATCAATTGTTACCTCCCTGCCTTCTGGCTGCATTTTTATTCATTGTGTCAAGGTCCGCTCCGCCTGCCGCTTTCCGATATAGGGGCTCTTCCACTGCCCTCTGCAGTTCGATGACGGCAGGATCCGCGCTGCCCTGATAATTCTCCTGATTGCGCTTTGCCGTGGCCAGTACAAGATCCCTTGCCCTGATGCGGTCGCTCTCCGCCAGGATAATGTTCTCCTTATATTCCTTTGTAATACGCTCCAGACGTCTGGTTTTGGCCACGGCCTCCTTGACTTCATCTTTACTGGCATTATAGGAGAGTACTGCTGCATCATCTGCCGGAACCGACATGATGTACCGGTCCTCCAGGTCATAGATCCTGACCTCGCTCAGATGTTCCGGGTCATACCGGTAATAAACTGTCTTACCAAGCATCAGCTCCACAAACTCATCATTCCAGTAGTCTATCCGGCTGCCGCCAATATCCAGACGGACGCCCCGCCGTGTCACCTTCTGGGGCCTGGAGCTCCGCATCAGCATCAGATACAGTTCCTTGGGATCCGCTTTCCGCTGCACGCCTAAATATTCATAAAACACATCCAGCTTGCATTTCCCCCGGTCCTGCTCCACAGACCCGTTATAAGGCTCCATGTTAAAGTACCCTTCCAGCACAGCCGTCACATACTCTTCAAACTCCGCATCCGTATAAACCGCATCTTTCTTCAGCACATGCTTCAGGCACTCCGGCTTTTCCACCACGTTTCCCCCGGTGTAGGTCTCAAACAGCCGGGAGAGGTCGTTTTTCACGTCCAGGAACCTCCGCTCGATGATCTTCGCTTTCGCATTCCGGACAATGGCATTGGTCATGTTGATGCCAAGCCGTTTAAAAACTCCCGGCGGCTCATAAGGCTCTTCCCCGCCTTTCGGCTTCTTTTTCCGGTGCCCCAGCCCACCAATATCCAGCGTCAGAAATTCACGGCCGTTATCGACGTAGATGTTATATGGGATCCCGTACTTCAGGATCGCCTTGCGGAGGGCGTACAATGTAGCCTCTGAACTCGGGTTATAAGTAATGTGGTATCCTACGAATATGCCGCTTCTGGCATCCAGAAACGCTGTCAGGTATGGCCTGTGCAGCTTTCCGGACCGGTCCCTTACCATCACGTCAAAGGTATGGTTGTCCGCAATCCACCACTCATTGCTTGCCATGTCTTCGTAGGTTCTCCGGATATACGGGGCACAGCGGTCATTAAAGGCCTTATGCCCTTCCCGTCCCAGCACCTTCACCCCTTCCGGCAGGTCATTGTTGATCCTCCGGTAAAAAGCGGAATAACTGGGGATGTCCGCATACAGATCCGGCCGTGCCTCCTGTGCCCACATCTTCGTATAGTCCAGACACTTCCGGATCGGATGCTGGGCCTGATCCAGGTAATAATACAGGAAGGCCTGCCACACCGTTTCATCAATGGAGCTTGTCCCCTTTTTCCATTTCCCCCGTTTGTCCACCAGTCCCTTCAGATCCTTTTCCCTGACTGCCTTCCACTTCCGGTACAGGATATCAAGGGAGATTTCTTTGTCCGGATGCTCCAGCCTGCAGAAAGCTATAAACCTCTTATCCACTTCCGCTTTGGATCCAGCACCGGGCTTCACCCTGTATTCCTGCCACTGCTCCACCAGGCCGATCCAGAAGTCGATCTCCTTCCGTTCCTCCTGGGAAAAACAATCCACAGTCTCCCCTGCAGGCTCCGGCAGCTGCTCCTGTACCCTGTCCGGCGGATTCTCCAGGTTCATCCGGATCCAGCGCTGCTGCAGTTCCTCATCCAGTGATTCCAGCGGGATAAGGTATGTTTTGCGGTTTTTGTCATTCAGAATCTCTTTGGCGGAAATCTTTCCATATTGAATCAATTTCTTTACATACCTATAACTGCAGCCTTTAACTTCCGCCACCTGCTTTGCAGTCAGCATCTGTCCCATACCATCACCCCTTTCCAGCCTGTCATCTTCAGATGCAGGAGGCTATCCCTGCATGACGGAGCAAGTGCTCCGTTTCGACTATATGTATTTCAGTACATCCCTCATTAAGGCAATACCGCTGTCTGCTCCAACGGGAGCCTTCTTAACGCCTCCCTCAAACTGGATAATCACATATTCACCATCCAGCTCCATGGACTGAATACTCATCCCCGCCCGCGTCAGCTTCACCGTTTCAAACAGACTCTTTACCAGCTGTTCCTTTGTTGCTAATCCATTCATTTGTCATCCTCCTGTGCAATTACTATTCCCGCGATCCGCTCTTCCCTGTCCCCGATCCAAACATCCCCATTGCTTTCATCTACCATCAGCTCCCAGCCTTCCCACAAAGCATTTTCGATCCGCTTCCGGTCCTGATCTGTTACTGGATGATGGTTATAAGGATCAAATCTCACCGTTCTTCCCATTCCGCTTCCTTTCTGGTCTGTCATCATCAGATACAGGAGACCATCCCTGCATGACGGAGCCGTAGCTCCGTTTCGACTGAACGTTCTTTAAAGCCTTCTAAATTTACATATCCGCAAAATGCCTTTGGTAATATGTTTTTACTGACGGCGGACTGATCGGGAAACCGTTCATGGTGCAGTACCTTGCGATCATGCTGAAATTCAGTGCCTGCTGTTCCAACATCTGGTCAAACATCTGGTCTACCTGTCGCCTCAGTTCCTGCGGGAATGACTCCATCTTGCATCTTGCCCCGATACCCTCTGCTTCCAGTGTGCTGGCGGCGGCCATAATAATGGGTTCTGACTGTACTGCTGCCACTCTCTGCAGGATCGGTGTTAGCTGTCTGATCAGTTCAGTGCAGACTGCCGTTGCTGTCTGCATGATGATCGCTGTTACATCCATATCCGGCTTTGTGTAGTTGCCAGTCCTACGGATTGTCGGAAGCACCTCACTTGTGACCCAGCGCTTAAACCTCCGGGCGGAAGGAAGCTTGCTGCCGAAGATTAGGGCGTATACACCGGATTCGTTAATCACAGTCATGTTCTGCGTTCCTGAGGGGGGTAGCGATTTGCGACTCCCTTCTATCCTCGCTATCAATACGCTTTTTTAGCGCATCTCTCGTATTGGCATATCCTAACGCCACTGCCACATCCTTTCCGACAATCCACGGTTCGCCCTCTATAATGACTGTCCGCATCTTGCCAAACTCCTGATTCTCAAAAACCTTTAATTCATTCATACATTTTCCTTTCTGGTCTATCATCATCAGATACAGGAGACCATCCCCGCATGACGGAGCCGTGGCTCCGTTTCGACATGTTAAAGCAATCTATCTTTATCCACTCCATATTGCAAGCAAAATAGTTTTAAAAACCTTTTAGTAGGTATCGTCTGATCATTCTCAATCTGGCTTATATAAGACTGAGATGTTTCTAATTCTTTAGCCACATCGACTTGCTTTAATCCTTTATCTTTTCTTATTTGTCTCAAGGTTTTGCCTAAACTCATAACTTGCCTCCTCGTAATTGATTTTTTATTAGCATTACTGTATAATTAACAAAAAAATATCAGTACATTAATATAGTATATCAGTATACCGATATATGTCAAGCATATTTTGCACATGAATATCAGTATACTGATATTTTGGGGGATTTATGGAATCAATTAGTAATAGAATCAAGTTACTCAGGAAAACAGAAAAACTAACGCAAAAGGAATTTGCAAAAAGATTACTAATATCTCAGTCATATTTGAGTGGTCTGGAAAATGGAAATGAACTTCCAACCAATAAGCTTACAAAGCTTATATGCTTAGAATTTGGTATTAATGAAGCTTGGCTAATTAATGGTTTAGGCGATATGTATGATACCGTATACGAAAATGAAAAATCTGCATTGGCCGAAGTTTCAAATTCTGCTCTACTAAAAATTTTAACCTTATTATCCACTAAATCTAATGTTGAATACGGCCTTTTTGCTAACTCCATTGATTTATTAGCTAATTTATTATCTCGTGGTATATATTTAAGTGAAGATATTAAATTAGATTACTTCGAACACATACAAAATCTTCTTATGGACATAGACCGTGCAGTTTATGTAACTAATAACATTTCACCGCAAACCTTAGAACATCATAAAAAAGGAGTTATAAGTGATATAAACCAAATATTTGAATGTCTTGAGAGAATAAGGATCTCATATGAAGACAAATGATATCCGGAAGAGCTTATATAGCTAAAACAGGAAATTATTGTACAGGTTTTACATTACATCAAGGGGGTGGAGCATTTTGCCCCCTCGATAGTCACATCCTCTTTCATTATACAAATAAAGCCCTAATCATATTTCTTCTCAGTTCCCATTAGTAGTTCCCATTTAACTAATATTGGGGTAACATAAAAAACCGTTCAAAACAAACAATTTAAACGGTTTTTTTTGACTTTTTAAAAGGGTATAAACATGATAAAATCAATACTTTCAAGAACTTTTTAAATTTTCTTTTGAACGTTTTAAAATACTATTTAAACGATTCCTTTTTTATGATCAATTATCTTCTCTCTTGCCCCAAAAAGCCTCATCTCTTTTTTCAAGTTCCCATTAATTTTTTATAGTGCAATCTTTATCTTTTACATAGAAAAAAGCCCCATTTTATGGGATTTCTCTCCATATAAGGGGCCTTAAGCCTTTTTAAGGATTACTAGTTCGCATTTTTGTAGAATATACGAAAACTCACAGCGGCTCTCCCGTGGCGGCTTGGGAAGCGTTCTCTTTATCCAGTGCGGCTTGTCCTTTCCGTTTCGCCCAAT